GGCGAATGGCTATAATGTCTATCAAGCCGCTATAAAAGCAGGTTATAGCGAGACTTATGCAAGAACGGATGCAGGCCGGATACTTGATAATCCTAGAGTCAAGGCTTATATAGACGAACGTATGAAGTCCATACAGTCGGCGCGTATCGTGAAGGTTGAGGAAGCTATGGCTATCGTCTCAGCTATTGCGAGAGGCGAAGAAAACGTCGATGGCAAGTTGCCGAATAGCCAAACACGGCTCAAAGCGGCTGAAACCATGCTCAGAGCGTATGGACAGTTCACGGATAAGGTCGAAGTGACTGGCGATGTGGATATATCGGCTATCCTGAAGAAGGCGAAAAGCCGAGCTGATACGGCGAAAAAGCAGTAAACGGATATTTATTCATGATTTTGCATAACGGCTTGTATTTCCCCACAAAAACAGATATAAGTCATGAATAAAAATGCAAAGAGGTGTGAAATGATAGTCTATAGGATACTGAATAGGCTTAATGGACAATCATATATAGGTCAGACTAGCAGAACCTTGGCAGAACGCTTAGCAAGTCACGTCAACAAAGGAACGGCTATCGGCAAAGATATTGCTAAATACGGCCATCAAAACTTTGATGTGTCTGTTTTGGACGTGTGCGACTCTAGGGAAAAAGCTGACAAGTCGGAACGCTATTGGATAGCCTTCTATGATACTGTTGCCAACGGATATAACATGCTGGCAGGCGGTAAGCCAAGCAATGCGGAAATGAAGATGCTGGCCAATATGCCAAAAAAACCTTATGGTAAGCACAAAAAGAGAAAGCAGAAAGCAAAAGAGACACCCGAAAAGGTTGTTAGGTTCAATGCACAAGAGGTAAAAGAGTGGAGAAGACGGCAAAGTAAACAAGAAAAATATTGTGCGGTGCCGTTAGATAGTGAGCAAATCCGTGTTGCCTGCTTGCTAGGTAGTGCAAATGGGAGTTTACCATGTTAAACGACAAGCAGAAGGCTGAAGTAGCCGCGTTCTTAGGTCAATATGTGCATGACCCTTTGGGCTTTGTCTATGCAGCCTTTCCGTGGGGAGAGGGAGAGCTTGAAGGCCGGCAGCCGGACGAATGGCAGATAAGCGTGCTCAAAGATATAGGCGACAATATAGCCGATATAGAGAGTGTTACGCGGGAAGCCGTTGCATCCGGGAATGGTATCGGCAAGTCCTGTTTGGTGGCATGGATAAACCTTTGGGCTATATCGACCCATGCAGATACGCGAGGGATTGTCACTGCCAATACTGAATCGCAGCTGAGAACAAAGACGTGGCCGGAACTTGCAAAATGGTATCGGCTCTTTATCGGCAGGGATTTGTTCAAGTATACGGCGACTTCCATCTTCAGCACTCAGCCCGGACATGATAAGACATGGCGTATTGACTGCATTCCGTGGAGCAAAGAGAATCCTGAAGCGTTTGCAGGTCTTCACAACCAAGGAAACCGCATACTCATCGTGTTTGATGAAGCATCAGCCATCTATGATGAGATATGGAGAGTCACTGAAGGTGCTGTAACGGACGCGAACACGGAGATTTTGTGGTGTGCGTTCGGGAATCCGACACGTAACACAGGTAAGTTCTTCGACTGTTTCAACTCTGAACGTGAGATATGGAGCACAAGACAGGTCGATAGCAGGACTGTTGCCATATCGAATAAGAAGCAGATAGCGCAATGGGAAGACGTGTATGGAGAAGACAGCGACTTCTTTAAGGTGCATGTACGCGGCATGTTCCCGGCATCGGAGGAGAATCAGCTAATTAGCCGTGAGCTTGTGGATTTGGCGCTTGACAGGCGTTTAGAGGCGCGTGAGTATAGACATGCACCCATTATCTTAGGTGTTGACCCTGCCTGGACCGGTGGAGACACGTTGGCAATCGTCATGCGCCAGGGGCTATACTCCAAGGTCTTAGCAGAGATACCACGTAACGATAACGATATGGCTGTAGGCCGCAAGGTTGCGCAGCTGCAAGATGACCTGTCAGCGAGTGCTGTGTTTATTGACATGGGATATGGCACCGGCATATACAGCGTAGGCAAGGACATGGGACGCGATAACTGGCGATTAGTCAACTTCGCGGAGAGAGCTGATAGCAAGGAGTACGCGAACAAGCGTGCAGAGATGTGGGGCGAGATGAAGAAGTGGCTGCAAGATGGTGGAGCTCTTAACAATGAGAAGCTAGGTGAGGAGCTTACACGGCCTGAGTCTTTCCTTAACAAGCGAGGCAAGCAGCAGTTGGAGTCGAAGGACGATATGAAGAAACGTGGGCTTGCGTCGCCTAATCTTGCGGATGCGCTTGCGCTTACGTTTGCGTTTCCTGTGCGTGTGAACAGCAATTTGCGGTACAGAAGGGCGCGGCGTGCAGGAAAATTCAGGAAGGTGGGTACCCTGTAGGTGGGGGACACCATATGCGCGGGCGAGCTCGTAGGGGTTCCCTATACAGGAAGTACAAACAAATTGCGAGTAGAACAAAATTTACTAACCATTGAAGAATTGGAGGCTTTGCTATTTGAGTGGCAAGGCCGGTTATGCTTAACCGAATGGGATATTGTGCTAAAGATTGTTCGGCGTAGTGAATTCGGCGAAGAAGATAATCAAGCTGATATTACTTACAATAAGCTAAGCTGCCAAGGTATTATACGAATACTTGACCCGATTGATTGGGATAATGACTTATTCAATCAAGATATGGAGAAAGCTTTAGTTCATGAACTTCTTCACCTGATGTGGGAAGACTTTGAGCCTGCTGATGAAAATTCACGGGAACATGTATTATGGCATAGAAGGCTTGAAACAACTGCTCGGATTATGGTGATGTTAAAACGTGGTGGATTAGCTAGGAACGAGGAGGGTACAAACATTGGACAGTAATTACCGATATACAATGATTGACCCAAGAACCATTGACGGGCTTATGACATTAGGGAACATCGACTTATATTCAAGGCCGAGAGTTGATAATGGTGATGGCACATATAGTACAGTCCGGTCAATGAGTTTTGGCGATGAAAATGGTCGAGAGATACTAATCCCTACAGTAAGTGATGATGGTCGCATAATGTCGGATGACGAAGCGATAAACAATTACTACCAAACAGGTAAGCATTTAGGGATATTCAATAGCCCTGAAGCGGCAACAGCTTATGCAGAGAGGTTGCACGAATTGCAGGAGCAATATTATAAAGACCCTGAACAGGACAAAGGATTCTTTGCAAGATTGTTGGGGTGGTGAGGAGGTGAAAAAGTGGACGACATTACACAGGAAGCCCCGCAGTCGGTGGGACTAAATACCGGCATACAGGAACCGGATAGTGAACGGCAGATTGAGCCTGATGAAGTATCACTGGATACTCTTAGCAAAGAGGAAAAAGCCAAGATACTTAGAGCTTTCAAGCAGGGCAAGGACGTTGCCAATAACTATTACAAGTCTGAGGTAGAGCCTAAGATTATCAAGCGCATGGAGCTGTACAAGGCGGATAAGAACCTGTACAAGAAGAAATTCCCTGCGCTCTCTGAGTTAAATAACTGGGTGTCGAAGGATATTAAGACTACAGTTGATTGGATTCTGCCGAACCTTATCGAGGTGTTCAATGGTACGGATTCTCCTGTAGAGATTCAAGGTCAGTCGATTGAGGATGATGATAATGCAAAGTTGCTGCAACAGCTCATCGACTACTTTGTGACTAAGAAGAACAACTTCTTCACCTTCTTGTATACCTTTGCTAAGGATGGGCTTGTTACCAACTTTGCCGTGGCCAAGGTTTATTGGAACCGTGACGAGGAACGTCAGCCTATGCAGGTTATGGCCGATGCGCAGACCATGCAGGTGTTGATGTTAGAACAAGAGGCCGGGCGCATTGAGATACAGGATATTAAGCCTATTGACCCTGCCGGTGATTATCTGCTTGTTGACTTTGACATTATTCATATCAAATCCAATACACCTGTCTTAGAGAATATGAATCCGTCTGAACTGCGGTTTACGCATGAGGAGAGGGATATTCACGATGCTAAGTTTGTGGCTCATCGTAAGATTGTCCGTGGTGATTATCTGAAGCGCAAGGAGCTGGAACATGTTTATCAGAATGTGGATGAAGCGTTGGAGAAAGCCAAGGGAAGACCTTCCTACACGTCTTTGGACATAAAGCATGATAAGCGGTTGGAAGACGTAAGCAACAAGCTTTCTGACGGCGATACGGCTTCACAGGAGTATGAACTCTATGAGGCTTATTTGAAGGTGGATTACAACAATGATGGGGTGTATGAGAAAATCATCGTCCATGTTGTTGGTGATACGCTTTTGAAGGTACAGAAGAATACCTTCGAGATTCCACCATTCTTCATCTTCTCGCCGGAGTATGAACCCTATGCAGTGTTCAATGAGGAAGGCTTTGCCGATGCGTGGGAGCAGTTGCAGGATTTGAAGACAGCTCTTGTCCGGCAGATAATCATCAATACTGCTAAGAACAATCGTGGTCAGAAGTTTGTGGACGATTCGGCGGTGGATATGGATGCGCTTATGGACGGAGACGAATTTGTTCCTATCCGTGATGGCAGGAATCCTTCTGAGGCCGTTATGTTCTCGCCGCCTATACCTACTGACCCTAATGCTATGACGCTTATTCAGTACGTGCAGAACGAACTTGAAAGTCAGTCTGGCTCTACGCGGTATAATCAGGGCTTGGATTCTAAGAGTCTCAACATGACCGCTACGGGCATTAGCGCCATCATGGGGGCTGCTGACAAGAAGATTAAGCTCATTGCTCGTATCCTTGCGGAGACGGCATGGATTCCCATTGTCAAGTTCCTTGTTCTGCTGTGTCAGAAGTTTGTTGACGATGGGCAGGTTATCCGACTTCTCAATCAAAATATTGTTGTCCGGCGCGAACAGCTCAACATTGATTATGATTTGGTGGTCAATGTAGGCCAGGGCGCTGGCACGAAGGAAGCAGGAATCCAGTATAAGCTAATGATGATTCAGCAACTTTACCCAGTCTTGCAGAATGTGGGTATTGTAACCCCGCAGAGTTGGTATTCCATCGTCAAGGACTTGTTGGAGGACTTGGGGATACGGACAACCACAAAGTATCTGCTAGACCCGAATTCGCCGGAGTATCAGCAGTTGCAGGCTCAACAGCAACAGGCGGCACAAATGGAACAGCAGAAACAGGAAGCTCTTGTGCAGGCGCAGTTGCAGCTTAAAGAGAAGGACATCAATACTAAGCTGGCTACGAACCTTTCCGCTAAGTGGAACGAATTGCCAGTGGATGCTAAGGTTCAGGCTCTTGCGGCGATTGGCATTCAGACTACGCCGGATAGCGTGGCTGCTAATGATTCTGTATTGCGTGAGTTTCAATTGGAACAGAACCGGGCAAGAAGCTGGGGGTATAACCGATGAATCAGGATGAAAAGCTCGCAAGAGAAAAAGAGGTTCAGATTGGCAGGCTTTGCGAAGAATGGTTTGAAAAAGTCGGCAGAGACTTCTTGGAGAGCGAGAAGAAGCAGATTCTCAAAGAATTGCGAACCGCTATACCTAGTGACCTCGTGAAGGTTCAGGCAAAGTATAATGCCGTTCTTGACCTAATGAGCAGACTTGCCAATGTAACCAATAAGAAGAACAGCTCAGCAAAGAAATTGTATAACAACGTAGGAGGGGACAATAGTGGATTTTAAGATAGACTTGCAGCTCTTTGCCGAAGGTGAAGATGTTAGTGCAGGTGATACAGGTGAGGTAAGTACACCGGAAGAATCGGTGCAGGAAGAAACCTCTACACCGGATTTTGCATTGCGTGTGAATCCGGAAACGGGCAGACGTGAATTCCTAGAGGGCAATGAAATCCAGCCGGAACAGGAAACACCTCCTGTAGAACAGCAGGTTACGCCGGATGCCTATACAGCAGATGCCTTGTTTAAGGATTTTGCTATGGGCAGGGTTGATGAAAGTCGTGTACCTCCTGAACTTGAAGGGTACTATACTTCTATCAAGACG